TCGCTTAATTATCAGTTTAGTGATGTTAAAGAGCCTGAAACTAGAAAAGGTAGCTTTAGCCAAACATTTAAACTACCATTCACAGACAACAATAATCAATTCTTTCAGGATTGGTATAATGTAAATTTAAACACATTAGTATTTAACACTAGAACTAAATTTGATGCAGTTTTATATATAGGAACTGTGCCACAGTTTGAGGGGGCATTACAACTAAAATCTGTATATAAAAAAGCGCAATGCTATGAGGTGGTCTTAATGTCTAGCAGCGCTTCGTTATTTAGCACAATAGGAGAACAAAGATTAAAAGATGTATTTAAAGAAGATAATGGTAGCTATAGTGCTGACCTTAACCACGTTTATAATGATACAAATATAAAAGCATCTTGGAACGGTGGCAGTAGTTCTTTTCAAAATGCAGCAGGAACAGCTTTAAGAGATACTGATTTTGATGTTCAAAAGGTAATGTATCCTATTTCTGTAACTAGAGAAAAGTTCTATTATGGTAGTGACGCCGCATATTTAAACCTAGATCCAACTACTGCCAATACAATAGTAGCCGCATCTAATGGTGGTGTAGAAGCGGCTTGGGATTATTCTGTAGACATAAATCAATTTAGACCTGCTATTCAAATCAAATATCTATTTGACAGAATAATGGCTAAGGCAGGATTCTCTTATACTTCTAATTTTATAAGTGGTACAGGTGATTATTCTTCTGACAAGTATTTTGGCAAGATATTTATGACAACAGGAACAGCATTGGAACAAAGTGCTTTACCTACTACTAACACAAACGCTTCTCCTAGTGGTGTTATGCAGGTGTCTAATAATGCACAATGGGGGGTTTTAAGTAGTGAAATAGGAGCAAGTTGTTCACAAGTAACGGAGGTTGTAGTACCTGCTAACACTACATCAGCTTCAGGAACTTGCACCACACCTGCTGACCCTGACAGCATTTGGAATACTACCTATAACTATTTTACAAAGCAAGATACTACAATGGAAGAAATTACAGTATCTCATAATTTTAGGTCTGTAAATGTTTTAGGGTGTAATTTTGGGGGAAACATAAAATTAACTGCATCCTTAGTTGAATGGAATACAACTACAAATGCTCCTGGGAATAATATATATTCTAACACTACAATTACGCTAAACCCTACAGCAGACCCTAGTTCTAGTCCTGCTAATCAAGAAACGGTAAACGAAGCATTAACTTATACATTATCATTAAATGATATGCCACCTGGAACATCTGCAAGGATTATAATAAATTCAGGCTCTTTAAAAAAGGCAAGTTCAGGATTAGCAGCAACTTATATTATTGGTAATGGAGATGCGGGTGCTTGTGGCACTTTTTATAACAGTATAAGAATTGATTGGGTTGGATATAGTACAAATGTATTCGGTGCCACTGTAGATGTTCCTGCTTGTATAGATGCAGATATTACACAAAGAGCATTTTTAAAAGACATAATACAAAGATTTAATCTAGTTATATTAACAGACCCCAATGATGATACTAACTTAATCATAGAGCCTTATGACGATTTCATAGCTAGTGGAGAAATAAAACAATGGACAGATAAACTAGATACATCTAAAGAGATAGTAGTAAAAGACACTACAGAACTACAGAAAAAAACAATACACCTTACAGACCAAGAAGATGAAGATTTATATAATAAATCATTTAAAGAAAGATACCCTGATGTTAATGTATTTGGACATCTTAAAATAGATGAATTTAATAATGAGTTTGCAACAGGAGAATTAAAGAATGAATCTATATTTTCTCCTTATATAAATAGTCAAGTATTTGTTACTGATGACGAGCAGTTTGGAACACTACTTCCTAATATGGCGGTACAATATGAATATAGCTACGAAAACAATGATGGTGTTTTTGAAAATAAGATAAAAAAGACCAAACCAAAATTATATTGGTATAATGGAACGGCTACTAATACCTTAAATACTTTAGGCAATCAAACCGACTATTATATGCACAGAGCTTCGGCAACTGCAATCACAACATATACATTTAACACTTACCCTGTTTGTACACCTTTTGACATAACGCCTAGCAGCAATGTTTATACTCTTACAAAAGATAACAGGTCTTTGTATTGGAACTCCACACCACCAATAGTAGGAAATTTACAGGTATTTAATTATCAAGGAGATATAGGAAACTGGTTTAATAAAACACTATATGGAGAGTGGTGGAAACCATACCTAGACAATATATATAGTTCAGAAGCTAGAATAATGGAATGCTATCTAAATCTTAATGAAGTAGATATATTTGATTTTAGCTTTGCTGATGAAATCTTTATAAAAGACACATATTGGAGAATACTTAAAATACAGAATTATCAAGTAGGCGCTAAAGCATCAACAAAGGTTACATTAATAAAATCTTTAGATACTAGGTCTAATTGTAATGGTTGCGATTATGTTCCTGGAAATTTAGGAGATAGTAATATATCCTCAAACACTCTTTTCTTATGGTGTCCTGACAATGACCCTAATTGTACGCCCTCAATTACAGGCGACCAATTGGGTTTGTATGCTACACCTGAATGTTGTTATTGTAATGGGGGAATGGTTTTATGGAATGCTGTTTCACAAGCATCTAATGGTTTATATCCTTGTTATGCTAACGCAAGTAGTTTACCGTTAAGAATAAAGAGCATTTTATCATCTACTAACATCTTGAGTCAAGGACAGCTTAAAACTCTTATATATGATAAATTAGGCGGCAGAGATAGACCATTAATAAGGGGTATAAATAATACTAAATACAGTCAGAACTTATTGCCTACTTATGGTGATGATATTATAATAAAATACAAAAGTAAAAATAGAAAGACACCACAGTATTCAGGAGAATCTCACAGAATTGTTTTGGGAGGGTACACAGTAGGAAATACTAGAGGATATGCTTATCCGCAGGGCGACCCTTATGGAAAATCTTTAGCAATGCCTGATAACTGCAATATAATTATAAAAGTAAAAGGATTGGCTACTGTAGTAGGTGGCACAAGTTCTACTTATACTTTAGGCATTACAGAAGCGTTTGCTTATCATACTGCATTTAGAATTAATAATGGAACGCTTACAAGATTAGGTACTGCAGGTGGTGTGCAAGATTTTAGTATAAGAGAAGGGGTTTTATCTACTACTTGCACTTTATATATAAATATAAGTTCTTTAGTATTAAGTTTTGGGTTAGATGATAGTCAAACAGATACTAAAAGATTATGGAATCTGACGGCAGATATAGATGTAAATAGAATTAATAATATGAATTTAGAATATGATGGAAATTGGGCATTATACCAAAATGGTGACAACATCTTATTCCAAAATGGAGATTATATGTTATGGAATTAAAAAAGTATATAGAATCAATGGCAAAATTAGTAATACCTACTATAGACCACATACAGCTAGTAGAATATACTGACAAAGAATTAGATTTTGCTTATGGTATGGAAGAATATCACACAAGTTTTAGAAGAATGTTTAAACAATTAATACGATTGCTATGGCGATAGAAAAAACAATAAAATTAAAAGTAGATAGTAAAGAAGCTATACAGGGTATAGACCAAGTAGAGAAAGGCGTAAAGGGTGTAGATAAATCAGCTAAGGGTGCTAAGTCAGGTCTTGGCGGAATGACAGGCGCAGCTAAAGGTTTAGGTACAGCTTTTAAAGCTCTTGGGATTGGTTTAATTGTTGCTGCATTTATGAAATTAAAAGATATTTTTAGTGGTAATATAGAAACTGCTAGAATGTTTGAAAGGGTAACTTCTCAATTAAGTGCTGCTTTTGATGTTATTAGAGATAGAGCTGAAGATTTTATTAAGTCATTGATTAAACTTAAAAACCCTCTAAAAGCATTTAGAGAAGCATTTACAGGAACTACAGCAGAAATAAAAGAAGAAACTAAAGCAATGGGAGCTTTAACAAAGCAGTTGCAAGAGGTTAGGGATGAAGAAAGAGATTTAATGCTAGAAAGGTCTAAAGCTAATAAAATTATAGCAGAATCTAGGTTATTAGCAGAAGATGACACTAAATCTATGGAAGAAAGGCTAGTAGCTCTTAAAACGGCAGTAGCAGAAGAAAAAAGAGTAGCAGATTTAGAGGTAGCTACACAACAGAAAAAAGTAGAAGCAATGCAAAAGGTGATTGATTTAGGAAAATCATCAGAGGAAGATATTGCAAATTTAGCGGCTGAAAGAGCAAGATTGATAGATTTACAAACAGCATCTACTTTAAAACAAAAACGAGTAGCTGCTGAAATAGGCACGTTTACTAGTCAAATAGAAAAGAAAAATGCTAAAATAGAAAAAGACAAACTAGATAGAATAGAATTAAACAATAAAGCTAAAGAGTTAGAACTTCAAATTACTGAAGAAATGTCTAACAAAGAAATAGCTGATTTAATTAAAAAGAAAGAGAAAGAATTACAAGTAGAACAACAAGCAGCAGATAAATTAAAAGAACAAAAAAAGAAAGAAGCAGATGATTTATTAGCAATACAAAAAAAGAAAGCTGAAGAAGAGAAGAAAATTAGAGATGCAGAAATACTAAGTAGAAAATCTGCTAATATAGATGCTGCCAAAAGTTTACTTGGTAGTTTATCGCAAATAGCAGGAGAGGGAACAAAAGCAGGAAAAGCTGCTGCTTTAGGGCAAATTTTAATGGATACTGCTACAGGAATATCTGCATCTATTGCAAATGCTACAAAATCAGCATCTTTGGCAGGTCCAGGTGCAGCAGTTGTAACACCTATATTAATTGCACAATTAATAGCTCAAGTATTAGGAGGTATGGCTAGTGCTAAAGCAATATTAAAAAAAGTTCCAGGTCCAGGAGGAGGTACTGGAGGAGATGAAAATGTAAATATACCTGGAGGACCATCAATAGGAGGAATAGGGGGATTAATTCCTAATGTAGAAGCTATATCTCCACCTGACATATCACAGCAACCTGTACAGGCATTTGTAGTAGAAAACGACATTAGCAATAGTCAGGCGTTACAAGAAGAACTAGAAATCCAAGCTACATTATAAACAAAAAACAACAATTTATATTTATTAGTATTATGGCAAAAAAGAAAAAACTTATAGAACTTATTATAGATGAAACAGCAGATTTCTTTGGGGTTGACGCAATTAGCGTTGTCAAGTTCCCTGCAATAGAAGAAAACTTTGTATTCTTTAATAATGACTTTTTATCACTTGCAAAAGTAGATGAAGAAAAAAAGCAATTAGTAGGAGCAATTTTAATACCTGATAAAAAGATTCCTAGATTAGACAAAGATACTAATGAAGAATATGACGTATTCTTTACCAAGGAAACTATTAAACAAGCGCAAAAGCTGTTTATGTCTAGTTTAAACAACAATAATCATACTTTAGAACACAAAGAGCCAATTCAAGGCTTAACTGTCGTAGAATCGTGGATTAAGGAAGATAAGAAATATGACAAATCTAATATGTATGGTTTTAGTAGCCTCCCTGTTGGTACTTGGTTTGTTCAAGTAAGTGCTGAAAAAAATCCTGAAATATGGGAATCTATTAAGAATAAAGAAGTTAGAGGGTTTAGTATAGAGGGATATTTTACAGACAAGCTAATAGAAGCATCTAAGGAAATAGACATATTAGATGAAGTTTGTGAAGATTGTCCGGATGAGGTGATGATGGGCAAAATAAAAGACATTATTCTACAGAATGAACTTAACCCTGTAGGCGCTTTAGATGGTGAGCCTTTATTTAGGACTAAAGAAGAAGCTGAAATCTATGCTGAAATGTTTAAAGGTTGCACAGGGTCACATCCCCATACTGTTGATGGTGTTAGGTTATATATGCCTTGTGCAGACCATTCTTCTGCTACAATGAGGGAAGAACATTCTGAAACAGGTAGAAAAAAACGAAAGAAAAAATACAAGATGCTAGAATATGTTGCTTATGCTAAGAAAAAAGCTATGCTGAAATATTCTTGGGATGATTGTATGAGAGACCAAATTAAACAATATGGCAATAAAGAAACTGCTGCCAAAGTCTGTTCAGCTATCAAAAATAGAACAGTAAAATACTAAAGAAATAAACAATTTTAACACCTTTATATTTATAAATGTTATGGGAACAATAGAAAAAATCTTAAATCTTTTAAAAATGAAAAACGAAGCTAAATCTTATAGCGTAAAAATGTACGCTGAAATGAAATTAGACGATGGTCGTACACTTGCTACAGAAGATGAGCAGTTTATGATTGGCTCTAAGGTATTTGCTGTTGGAGATGATGGTGAGGCTACTGCATTAGCAGCAGGAAGCTACACTATGGAAAATGGCAACAAAATGACAATCGGAGATAAATCTGAGATTCTTGACTTAGGTGAAGAAAAAGAAGCTGAAGATGTTGAAGCGTCTGAAGAAGAACTTTCTGAAGAAGTGTCTGAGCAAAATAAAGAAGAGTTTGATGAGCCAGGCGAAACACCTGCTGAGAAAGCTGATTGGGCAGAAACTTATGAAGAATTGAAAGACCGAGTAGCTGAATTAGAAAAAGCTGTATTTGGTGAAAAGGCTGCTGAAGAAACAGAAGAATTGTCTAAAGAAGAAAATGAAGAAGAAACATCTGAAGAATCTGAAGATAAAACAGAAATGAGTTCAGAAATTATAGGCGAACTTATGACGCAAATAGAAGAACTTAAAGGGAAGATAGTAGAATTAAGTGGACAACCTGCTGTGGAGGGTATTAAATACAATCCTGAAGGAACACATTTTAACTCTACTGTCGATTTAAAGAAACTGTCACCAATGGAGAGGACAGCATATTACATTAACAATAAATAATAAATAAAATGGCAAATAAAATTCAATTATCTAAAAGACGTGAGTTTGATATAACTGTAAACGGTGATACGTATGCAGGTGTTCACGCAATGCCTTATGTGACTGCTGCCTTGAGAAGTCCTGACACAGTTGCTAAAGGTTATGTTAGAATCTTAGATGGTCTAACAAAAAGTGCAGTAATTAACAATATAGCTTGTGCTAATCCTATTGTTGCTGCTGCTTGTAGTTTCTCAAGTGGAAACGACACATCAACTACTGAGCAAGTTCTTTCATTAACTGACCTTAAAGTAAATGAAGAAATTTGTAGAGGTACAATTTTCCCAACCTGGATGGGACAAGGAATGGATAGAAATGGTGACTTACCACAGTCTTTTTCTGACTTCTTATTGCAAGTTGTAGCTGGTAAAGCTGCTGCTCAATTAGAAATCGGAATTTGGCAAGGTACTGCTCCTTTCGGAGTTGGTTTCTTATCTGACGATGGTACTCAAGATGAGGCAGGTGCTGACGCTTCTGCTTGTAAAGACTTTAGCGAAGTAGATTTCGCTGATGCTTTAGCTGCTTCAGACATCTTAACTGATATGGCTTCTGTTTATGACAAAGCTGCTTCTGATATTTCAGGAATACTTACTAAGCCTGGTGTTGGTTTCTATATGAATAATAAAACATATGGTTTTTACATTCAAGCACTAGCTTCAGCAGGGTCTAATCAAGGACAAATTTCAGGATTAGGTTTTGATGCAAAAGCTGACACAGCAACTTACTTTGGATACCCAATCTACAGATGCCCAGGAATGTTCAACGATACTATCCTTTTCACTTACCCTGAAAACTTAGTATTTGGAACTAACCTTGCAACGGACTGGACTGAAGCTCGATTGATTCCTACTTACGAGTATGACGGGAGCGATAATGTAAGAGTTGTAATGAACTTTGCGATTGGAGTACAAACTGCTGTTGCGACAGATGGTGTGTACGGTAGTACTGTTTGGACTTAATAGATACTTTAAATGGGGAGTTGTAATAGACTCCCCTTTTATTAACCTTTTAATAATATAATAATATGGCTTGTGATATAACAAGAGGACGATTGATCGACTGTAAAGATAGTATAGGTGGTTTAAAAGCTATTTATATTGCTAAATCATACAGCAACAATGTTTCTGCTACTGCAACAATTAATACTACTGAAATGACTACAGCAGGTTTTGCTAATTGGTCTTGTTGTGGTGGTACTGTAACAGTATTTAAATATGATTTAGTACAAAATCTTTCTAGCCTTACGGTTAATATAAATTCTGACAATGCTAATGGCACTACTTTCTTTGAGCAAACACTTTCTGTAGTTTTACAGAAGATAGACCACGATATGACTAATGAATTACGTCTTATGGCTTATTCAAGAAGTCAAATCTTTGTTCAAGATTCTAACGACAATGTTTATTTATTAGGAATAGACGGAGGTTGCTACGTTACGGGCGGTAGTGTTGTTACGGGCGCTGGGAAGGGCGACTTAACAGGATATACGATCGAATGGGGAGCAGAAGAAAAGAACGCTTTAATACAGCTTCCTGCTAGTGCAGGTGCTGCAACAGCTAAATACCCATTTGATGGATTAACTGATGAAGCTAATTTAACTATTACTGTGGGAACTTAATCGTTACTCTAAATAGATAAAGAAAGGGGTTTTTTGCCCCTTTTTTTGTACATTAAAAAACAATATCATAACTTTTATATTTATAATAAAACACTATGGCTTGGAAACTTAAAAAAGAATGGGAAGGCAAAAGCGTTGATAATATCAATATCCCATTAGATGACTTAACACAAAAGCAAATACTAGGATTAAACGAAAGCGTTAGAAACAGTTTATTTGTAGAAGAAAAACCTAAAAAGAAAAAGAACTATGGCTTGGGAAATTAAACCTGAATACAAAGATGACTTTACAAGGGACATTAGTCATTTTCCCGTTGAAGCTTTAAATTCGTTAAAATTAAAGTATCCTCAATTTGTTAATAAATACTTTATACAAGAATGATTCAAGCAGCAGTTAGAGATGGGTCACTTGGATATGTAAATACTATTAACATATACGACCAAGTTAGCACTAAAAGTGATATTGAATATGAGCCATTATGGGTAATTAAAAGCCAATTCACAGGGAAAGAAAAAAGTTTTATACCTTTTTATAGTTCTGTTGATTACCCTCGTGCCGCCACTTTTATTTGGGTAACAGTTGCTACTCAAGCTGCGGAAAATTTAACAGATGCCTTTGTTTTTATAGGAGATACTGATTATCCTTTAGGCTTGTATGATTTAGAAGTATATAAAAACACTTCTAACACCAACCTTGATAAATCAGGATTAACAAAATTATTTACAGGACTTCTTAATGTTAAAGGCTTAACAGATAGAGAATCGGTGACATACTCAGAATATACAACTAATGACGCAGACACAGAAAGCGTCTATGTAACAATATAAATTATGAATTTAAATTTAGTAAAATTAAGCCACTATAATATCCCCCATTTAGTAGAAGATACTAAAAATGATTGGGTAAACTTTGGAAAAGATAATCTTTATCCTAATTACTTACTAGACCTATTCTTAGGAAGTGCTATCAACGGTGCTTTAGTTAAGTCAATAGGCGCTATGATTTATGGTGAGGGATTAGCTGCTACAGATGCAGACAAAAACATAGACACAAAAGAATCATATTTAAGGCTAACAGAATTATTGCACAATTCAGGTGATGATGTGTTAAAAGACTTAGCTCTTGATTTAAAGCTATTTGGTGGTTGTTATGTTAATGTTATTTGGTCTAGGGATAGAAGCAAGATAGCTAAAATGATTCATATACCTGCACAGTATGTTCGTAGTGGTAAAATGATAGATGGAGAAATACAGCATTATTATTATTCTGCTGATTGGTCTAGGTCTAAAAAAGCTGAGTATAGACCTCGTGCTTATGCAGCATTTAACACAGAAGATAGAACACAAGCTAGTCAGATTCTAATGATTAGAGATAAAAACCCTGCTTTATTTTATGGCTTTGCTCCGGATTATATCGCCTCCACGAATTGGATACAGATGGAGCTAGAGGTATCGGAATTTCATTTATCTAATATAACGTCAGGAATGACACCCTCGATGCACGTGGCTTTTAAAAACGGCGTACCTACTGATGAGGAAAGAAGAACTATAGAGCGCCAAATCAATGCTAAATTCGCGGGGTCGGGCAATGCGGGCAAAATATTATTATCATTTTCTGAGGGAGGTGATGGCGCTCCAACAATAGAGCCTATCCAAATGAATGATGCGCAGAATGCTTGGGTAGAAATGCAAAAAAGTGCAGTTGCAAATATACTCGCCGGACATCGTGTGGTAAGCCCAATCCTTTTTGGAATCAGAACTGATACGGGCGGTGGATTAGGTAATAATGCTGACGAATTACGAGATGCTTACAGTTTATTTAACAATACTGTTGTTATTCCTTTCCAAAATACGCTTTTAAAGGGTTTAAACAAGATATTTAAGGTAAATGACATAAACCTTGATTTGTACTTTAAATCACTTAAACCTGCTGATTTCATTGATTTAGAAGTTAC